ATGATTGCGCTCTTTCCAGCGCCAGTACATAATTCTACGTTTCCATGCTTTACAGGAATGAGCTTTTCGATGCTTTCTGTCTGATATGGATGAAGCTGGAATGGCAGCATCTTAGCCCAAGCCACTTTCTTTGGCGTTGGGTAGACTACGTTATTTTTTACGTCATATGGACTCAAATACGGTATCGATCCAGGCCTTATGAACGTTTTACCGTCAGAATCCTCGTAAACCAGTGTATTCTTTACCTTTGACTTAAGAAATTCTAGACGACTTTCCCATGCGGCATTGTTCTTGCTGCGTAGCCATCTATTATTGAAATGACGCTTGACATCATGCGCTGCCGCTGTGTTAGTATAGGTAAGATCGTCGCGCAACTTGGCCATCTCTTGGTCTGTTGCGTCAAGTACTAAGGCTTTGGTAGGACTGGCTATTTCAAATCGCATAATGTAATGTATCATGTTGACACACTTTAAGCAACTATGATATAAACATCATACGCGGTACTGGAGCCAACGGCAACCTAGGGCCAATTGGATTAAAGTATCTGAGTGGAAAGTATTTCTTAATCACCTAATAAGCTGGGTCGCTCCACAGTAATTAGAGAAAAGGGATACGTGCCAAAGGCCGCGCTAATCCTAAAGGAGAAATAATGGGCAGATTTGAATACGTGAAATACGATGAAGAAGCTACGCGTCATTCACAAGACGCCGTGAAAAGAGTTGATGATGTCCGCGCATTCATCGAAACCAATTTGAAGCCTGGTCGAGCCAGTGCTTTAGCTATGACCAAATTGGAAGAGTGCTATATGTGGATCGGTAAGGCTATTCGAGACGATCAAGTCGCACGAAGCGCTTCAAAAGAAAGTAAGGAGACATAATGTCGTCACGCAAAGCTAAATCAGCCCCTAAGATATTTGAAGTAGACGAAAAGATCCTTAAAAAGAAGGTTCTTAGCGCAATGAGTCGCGTATCTCGCGCCGTTGGTCGCACGCTCGGTCCTGGTGGACGGAATATCTTGATCGAAAGCGATTATCCTGGCATCCCTAACAAAAATACAAAAGATGGCGTTACCGTATTCAAAAGTTTAGGGTCTACGGACCCATACGAGCATCTTATCATTGAACAAGCTCGTGACGCCGCAATGCGCACCGCTTCTGAGGCTGGCGATGGAACAACCACAGCCACCGTGCTTAGCCATGCGATCATCGAAAGTCTATTTGAATTCTGTGAAAAAAATCCAAAGTATAGTCCTCAGAAAGCCGCACGCCGCATTGCTAAGGTAACAGATTCTATCTTAGTTCCTTATATTCTCGAACGAAGCATCAAGATCGACGAAACCAACCAAAACCTCCTAAAGATGGTTGCTCAGATCAGCGCGAATGGCGACGAAGAGATGGCTGACGCTGTTATCAAGGCATTCGAAGAGATTGGCTATGGAGATGCTTCACACGTTACTATTCGTGAGTTGTCGGGCAAGAAAAATTATACGGTTGAGCGCATTGATGGGTTCCCAATTCCGATGGGCTACGAAGACTCCATTGGTAAATTGCACACCGCATTCATCAACGATCAAGCCAATCAACGTTGTTATCTAGAAAACCCTCTGTTTCTTTTATTTGACGGACAGATGAATGACCTTGTTGCGGTTATGCCTCTGATAGCTGCCCTTGGTGAAAAGTTTATGAACGAAAAAGATGCTAAGTATAAGAATTTAGTGATCTTTTCGCATGGATTTAGCGAGAACGTGCTGGTTAATTTGGCGTTCAACTTCTCTGATCCAAATACGATCAACGTACTTCCGCTTGTTACTCCCATGGCTCAGTTTGTAAACAGTCAGCTGCACTTCTTGCAAGATTTGTCTGCGTTTACTGGAGCCAAGTTATTTGGCATGAAAGACCAAGTGTCAACTGCTACGTTGGAAGACCTTGGAACTGGCATGACTAGCATCGAATCGTACCGCTTTCGCACTACGGTCATCGGCGACCCAGAACCTATCAATATCGAGGCACGTGCTGAAGACTTGAAAAAAATGATGGAAAACGGTGAAAGCCAAGCTGAGAAAATCTGGCTTCAAGAACGTTTGGGGAAAATTACGAATGGAATCGCAAAACTCACCATCTACGGTGGTTCAAATGGTGAACTTAAGGAAGCGCACGACCGCTGTGAAGACGCTGTGTGCTCGGTTCGTGCTGCTATTAGTCACGGCGCTTTACCTGGCGGTGCTCGTGTCGCAATTGATCTAGCCTTAAAGCTTGGCGCTGAGCTTCCTGAAGGCGATCCTGCACGTGAAGTGTTGGTTCCTGCTCTGATGGCACTACCGCTGCGCTTGCTGGACAATGCTGGCTATAAATCAGACGAAGTACAAGAAGTACTCAAAACCCTGGTTATGGACCCCACTTTGGTCTACGATATCGAGAACCAACAATTCGGAAAAGCCGAAGAGTTAGGCTTATTTGACGCTACTAAGGCTGTCTCTGAATCTTTATCAAATGCGGTATCTATCGCAGTCATCTTAGGGACTATGGGCGGAATGGTCTGCCATCCTCGTGATGAAGTGTTTGAGCGCGACGAGGCTCGTTTAGATAGTGAATTTACTCGTGCAGTTGAAAATCCTACGCAGTATGAAAACGAGGCTAATAATCGTCCTTAGGATATTTGTTACAATTGTAAGAAAAATCCTGTTGTCAGAGAAGGCATCGCTATTTGCGAAGAATGTATTGACAACAGTTCCTACGACGATGCTCCAATAGGCATAGGAATGAGCATGTACTACGACGATCAAAATGAGGAAGATAATGGTTGACCAAAGCTACATCGACGGTAAGGTAACCGAATACGTACTAAATGTGGGCAAATTTCCAAAATTTGTCCTCCTAGATGCAGATACATTCGATAGATTCAGCGATTCTTTGAAGCCTAGAGAGCGCATTGTGATAGCAGTGAACGACGAAGCTAAAATCGCTAGAATGGGCTGTTCAGCTGGTTGCTGGGTTGATATTTTATCAGTAGGCAACAAAGAAAACTTCTTTGAGGTTACTGGATAATGAAATTTCAGGGTAAATATCGGGTAGCTTGTCAATGCAAGATGTGTATTGGTACTGGAAGTAGCAAACGCATCAAGAAAGCTATAAAACACAAGGGCCGTCAAGAAGACCGCCTACAAGAGAAAGAGGCCAAGCTATTGACGCTAGTAAAAAATAAATATGAGAAAAAATGGACTAAAGAGCTTCTTTTTGAAGAAGCGCTAAAATATAATACTCGTGGCGCGTTTAGAAGCGGCAATGCAGCAGCTGCGAGGGCCTCTACCAGACGTGGAATTTTTGATGAAATTTGTTCTCACATGCTACCGGCATGGCAAATTAGCTCTGGAGAAAATAGCGCTTTGTATGTATGGGACGATTCGTCTTTATATAAGGAAGCTCTAAAATATTCTACTAGAATAGATTTTATGAGAAGTGGAGTCGCATATCAAGCGGCTTACAAAAGAGGAATACTGGACCAAATATGCGTTCATATGGGAGAAAGTCCAACTCATCCGTGGAAGGATTGCGATATTAAAGAGGAAGCGCTAAAATATAAAAGTAGGGCTGAGTTCGAAAACAAGTCTCTTGGGGCATACCAAGCAGCAAGAAAGCGTCATATGCTAGACGAAATTTGTCAACATATGTCAAAAGACAAAACGATGTCTGTATCTGAAAAAGATTTGATGTTTTTCATAAAATCGAAGTATCCAAACGCAATTAAATTAAGGGATAGAAAGGTGAAAATAGAATCGAAACCTCATATAAAGGGCTTTGATGTCGATATTTTTGTTCCTGAATCAAATAGGGGCATAGAGTTTGATGGTACATATTGGCATTCTTTTGAAAAAATGCGATCCGATCCAAAAAAGAAGAGTTGGCCAGACGAAGACGTGTTGAACTACCATCAAATAAAAGATGACTATTTTTTTTCAAGAGGCATTAGGATCATTCACATAACAGACAAGGAATGGATAGAAGACAAAGAAAAATGCATAGAAAAATGTCTGACATTTTTGGATAGCAAACATGGATTTTAGTATTTTGCCCTATGAAGAACAAAAGAAGTTAGCTGAGTACATGTTCATGCCCCTTAGTTCGGCAGAAGACATAAGAAACTGGGTTAAGTTATATCTTGGTCTTGAATTACCACTAGAGATAACAGATCCAGATAGCACCAGCACGCCTCTCGACAGCGTCTTCCAAGTCTATAACACCTTAAAACATAACACTGGTGACAAAAATCCTGGATATATTCTCATGTCTTGTCGTGAAGGAATGAAAACTGTTTCCGTCGCTATTCTAGAAGTATTACTTGTGCTGCATTTTCAGTTAGAAGTGGGCCATGCAGCGGCGACAGAGGATCAGTCGTCAATTGCTCTTGGTTATATTGAAGGATTCTTCACTATAATACAACCGTTGTTGGACATAGCCGGATGGGAAAATAAAACCAAAAATAAGCGTCTCGCTAAGTTTAAGACTCCACAAGGAAAGACTCCATTCATTAAAATCGTAATTTGTACTCCCAAGGGCATGAACAGTCTTCACTCAAATATTTTGATACTTGACGAACTTGATTTGGCTGATCCTAAGGCTATTAAAGAGGGCAAAAACATCACTGGATACTCTAAGGGTATCCATGGTATCAAAGTTTACCTATCTACTCGTAAATATGCTTTTGGTAACATGACCAAAGCCATCGACGAAGCTCCAGCTATGAACTACAAGATTCTAAGCTGGAATATCCTAGATGTTACAGAGAAATGTCCTCCTGAGCGCCATCTACCTGAAGGTCCCAAAGAAGACATGTACGTGGCCAAGAATCTGCCACTTAAACAAATCTACAAAGACGAATTTGCATTGCTTCCTGACGCTGAAAAGACCAAATATGAATTGGTTCCAGACGTGTACGAGGGCTGTAAAACCTGCTTGTTGTTGCCTGTCTGTAAAAAACGTCTGTCTATGAAACCAGACCACGCGACCGACGGATTCTATAAGCCTATCGTTTCTGTCATTCAAAAATTTAGAGAGAATGATCCCGATACTGCTGAAGCACAGCTTATGTGTTGGAAGCCTGGGTCTGAAGGTCTAGTTTATCCTCGTTTTAGTACTGTTCCAGAAAAGGGTAACGTAATCACACTCAATGAGGCTTACTTTGCCCTAACTGGAAATCACAAGCCACACGTAACTGAGCTTGATCTTCTATATCAGCTAAAAAAGGCTGAAATTCCTTTCTATGCTGGAGTGGATTGGGGATTTACGCATGATTCCGTTATTCTGATCGTTTGTAAGATGCCTAATGGTGAAATTTGGTGCATTGATTGTTTTGCTGCTCCTGGACTAGAGTTCTCTGACGTACTCCAGACTGCAATGGCCTACAGAGATAAGTACTCTATCCAAAAGTGGTTTTGTGACCAAGCTATGCCGTCATCTATCAAGTCGTTCAACAAAAACGGCATGAAAGCTCCTAAGTTCACAAAGGATGTACTTGGCGGTATTGATTCTATCCGATCAAAAATCATAGGTGCTACTGGCAAACGTTATCTCAAGATCGTAGCTACGCAAAATACCAAAAAGGTTATATCTGCGCTCCAAAAGCACAGATTCAAAATGGACAGCCAAGGAAACCTGACTACTGAACCGGATGATGAACGTGGAATAGCGGATATTGCCGATGCTGCGCGTTACATTGGCCAAAATCTATTTCCAGTCAAAGGATCTAGTAAGCCAGAGGTATCTTGGACTGACGTTCGTTCTAGCCCAGAAGACAACCCCAATCCTACCACAGATAGGCAAATGCGAGAGGAAATTTCAAGGCGCGTTAGCGAAGGTGGAAACCTGACTGGATCTTCTACTGGGAAAAGAGGAGGATTTTTTTGGAACATATAGTAGTTGGTACGATCTATAAAATTCAAAATTTAATAGATGGAAAAATCTATATTGGTCAGACCATAAACGCTATAGAGAAAAGGATGTATTTGCATCAATATAAGAAAAGTAGATGTTTATATTTGAAAAATGCTATAAATAAATATGGAATAGACAATTTTAAGATTTCAGAAGAAGAAACCATACGTAGAAATACGAAAAAGGAGCTATTCGATGCCCTATACGAAGCAGAAATAAAATTGATAGAAAAATACAAATCTATGTTTCCTAATGGGTACAATCTTACCAGCGGAGGCAGAAGATCTAGAATGTCTGAAGATTCTATAAAAAGAAGATCTGATAAACTGAAAAAGCCTATAGTATGCAATGAAACAGGAAAAATATATCTATCCGCTACGGATGCCGCAATAGAATTCGGCGTCAAAAAAGAATTCATACACAGGGTTCTTAGGGGTAAAAGAGATCATTTTAAAGGAATGAGTTTTTCGTACTGTGATCCAGATAAATCGAAGCCCGTAAAGAAAAGAATTAAAAAGGTACGAAAACTGGAAACCTATGTTTTAACCGGTCTATCTGATGAAAGAGAAAAAAGCAAAAGACCTATAAGATGCAACGAAACAGGCCAAGAATGGAAGTCCATACAAGAAGCAGCGGACTCGTTTGGTACAAAAAATGAATCCATACATAGGGTTCTACGCGGAGTTCGTAAAACTTTCAAGAAAATGACCTTTTCCTACCTGCCCAGGCAATCTTAAGGTAAGCAATGCCTAAAGAGGTCTAATTAATGAGTAAACTTAATCTTTCCGTAGTTCTGAACGCTTATGACGATAACAGGCCTTCAAACGCGCCTTCACGTAATCCTATCAAATGGGCTAGAGACCTGCAAGGTTTGGTCGTAAGTAACCCTAAAAGTGAAGATTATACAATCGCTCCTGGTCAAACTCAGGTCCTTTTTGCTGGTATGCGCGTTCTTTTGCAAGACGTAACTACTGAATATTCCATAGCTTTAAAGCCTTTGCAGACTTCGACTTATGTTCTTTCGTGGGCTTCTGGCACTATGCCAAACTTCCGCACTCCACGAGTCACTGGCGCGAACGCTACCACGCAAATTACCACTTCTGTAAATGGTCCTATTGAAACTTTTACTTCGAGCACTAGCACTCCCGCATCGTTCACTGGAGCGATTACTGGGATGACCACTAGTGTAACTATTACAGCTACTAACATCGGCGTGAGTGGAAATTCTGTAGTTTTGACAGCTGACGGCACTTCCAGCATAAACGCCTTAATCGCTGCCTGGAACACTGCCAATCCTTCGAATACTATCTCGTTGACCTTAGGCAATGGAACCCAAATTCCTGCCGCTGGCACGTTTGCTATGTATTCTGGAACTCCTACGGGAGCTACCACTCCTGTTATGATTTCTGCTGACAATGTTGGAACCGCTGGCAACATTACGTTGACTGGCAACGGCACTTCTACTATCGCAGGCCTTATTGCCGCATGGAATACTGCTAACCCATCCAACACGATCGCTCTAACTTCTGGCCTAAGCTCACAAGTCCCTGATGCAGCTGCTCCTATTGCCTTGACTGGCGGTGAGGCTCCTGACACTATCACCTTGACTGGTGGAACTGTGGCCACTCCTCTAGCGCTGATTTCAAATGGCGTTGTAGTTGGCGATTATGTCACTTTGGGCAGCGAGTTCGCAGCTGGCAACCAAGGTACATTCCAACTGGTAGCTCTCACTGCAAATAGCTTTTCGGTTGTAAATCCTTTAGCTGTAGTTGAAGGTCCGATCACTTTGGGTTCTACTTTTGCGTCTCAGCTTCAGATCTATAGCGCAGCTGGCGTACAGGTCGGCGATACACTAGTTATATCTAGCGGATTCTCGCCTGTCACTTGGGGAAGCTACAAAATCACCGCCGTGTACGCAGAATCGCTTGAATTTTCTTCAACGGCAGTTTTGCCGCAAGAAAGCTCTATTACGACAAATGTTGTAATTTATTCAATGGCTAAATCGCTGATCTATATGGAAAGCGATGCAAACCTTGTCGTGACTGTCAACGGCGTTGCAATGGCTTCTCAGCTTCAACCATTCAACGTAATCAACTGTGCTACTGGCCTACCAACTTCCGCCCTTGGCTATCCAACGCCTGGCATGTTACTGCTAACCGCTATTGTATACTCTTTGAGCGTAACGAACAACGGTATTGCCCCAGCAAATCTATTTTTGGCAGCTGCCGAATAGACAAGTGATATAGGTATATTATGGCAGAAGACAACAAGACACCAGAACAAAGAGCCCAGGAAGCAGTTGCAGCAAGCAATGCTATCAACGAATCCGTAAAAAATAAGCTCTTTTTCGCTATGGGTCCAAATATGGACGAGCAGCTTGAAAAGTCTGGCTTTGAAAAGTCTGACGCAGGCCCTCTTATGTACGCATTGCAGCAAGCAAGCGGTTCTGCTCAGTCAAAGCGTGCTCCAGCTTTAGCCTTTACTGAAAATCCTGCACCGTCAGACAACTTCCTTGGTTTGTACAAAACCAAACGTCGCGCACTGCCCGACGAAGTTCTAAAACAAATCCGAATTACAGATCACCTAGTTGCTGGAATATTACGATGTCGCGGCAACATGATGTCCTTGTTCGGCGACCTACGCCCTGACCGTTTCGGTTTTGGTCTAGAAGTCGAAATCAAACCAGAATTTTACAAAGTCCTTACTCCTGAGCAATTCGATAAAGTCGAAGAACGCATGAAGCGCTTTGAAAAGATCTTGCTCCAGTGCGGACACACCGATCAACTAGAAAACCAAGAGAAAGTGACACTTGGCGAATTTATGGACATTCAAGCTAGAAATGGTTTGACGTTTGGACGTTTCGCTACAGAAGTTATCTATGATCGCTCTGTTCCACCTGACGAAGATGGTAACTACCCGTTCCATCGCTTCAGAGCAATCGACGTTGCGACTATCGTTCGCGCCGTCCGCAAAGGCGAATACGTAGGTAACAACCTGCGTGCTACAGCTATCCGCGCATTAGAAAGCATTACGGGCGAAAAAATCAATATCGACATAAACATGCTTCAGGAAGATCGGTATGCGTGGCTACAAGTTATTGATGGCACTCCACGACAAGCTTTTACTCACGATGAGATGCTTGTGTTTACTCTGTTCCCTTCTACCGATGTGGAGCATAACGGTTATCCTATCTCTCCTCTCGATACCGTTGTCAGTTCTGTTACTACTCATATTAGTATTGACGCTTACAAGAAACTGTATTTCCAGAACGGTCGTGCGACAAAGGGAATGCTTGTCATCCAGTCGGACGAAGTTGACCAACAAACTCTAGACAATATGAAGCTTCAATTCAACGCTGGTATCAACAGCGTATCGAACAGCTTCCGCACACCCATCTTTGGTATCGGAACTGAAGACAACGTTAGCTGGCTTCCAATGGTCGGCGAAGGACTTGGCGATGAATTTCAGTTTATGTATGACCAAATTGCTCGTAACATATTATCCGCTTTTGGCGTGTCTCCTGACGAGCTTCCTGGGTATGGCCATTTATCGAAAGGCACTAACTCCCAAACTTTGTCGGAATCGAACAACGAATTCAAACTAACCGCTTCACGCGATTCTGGTTTGCGTCCTTTGATCCTGAAGTTTCAAAACTTCTTCAATCAACGATTATTCCCCATCATTGACCCTTTATTGGCCAAAATCTGCGTAATCAAACTCGCAGGTCTTGACGCTCAATCAAAAGAGCAAGAAACTACCCGTCTGCAACAAGACATGGTAGTTCACATGACTTACGACGAAGTATTGCACGAAGTAGATAAACAACCTATTGGCGGCGTGCTTGGTGGAAACTTTCCATTCAACGAACGTTGGCAGTTACTGGTCGATAAGTACAAGAACGTTGGAGACCTATTAGGTACGCTAATGAACGATCCATCGGCAGCGGTAGATCCTTTGTTGCGTTACAAACGCGATCCTTTCTTTTTGCAATGGTTACAACTTTTGGCATCGGTCAATCCTACTGCGGTACAGGCATATTTAGCTCCTCGTCCCTATGCTATGGAATTTTTGAGGATGCAGATCCAAGACGAACTCGAAGGCGAAGAGAACATTTAAGAGGTATATATGGCAGGCGATATCAACTACAAACAGAAATATCAAGAACTCAAAGCTAAGTACATGCAATCAGTTGACATGGCTTTTCGCTTAGGATTCGAAGAAGGCGCTAAACAAGCTTCTCAAGATGCTGCTCAACAACAGCAAGCACAGGCTCAAGAAGCTGCCGCGCAACAGCCTCCTGGTGGAGGCGCACCTGGCGGTGGAATGGGCGGAGAACCTCCTGAGACTACTCAACCTGGCGATGACACCGCTGCTCCTATGCCTGGCGGCGCTACGCCTGCTGAAGCTCCCCAAGCAGCTGCTCCAATGGCTGAATCTGAGCACCCAGACGGTTCCGAATTGGACCAACATATCTCGAAACTCGAAAGCATGTTGAGTAAATCTGAGCTTGATCCTGCTGAACGCTCTGAAATGATGAAATCTGTTGAAGGTTTACGCGCATTTCGTGGCAAACAGCTTCAAGCAATCGAACTGAAAAAGTCACACGAAGCTATCTCTGGCATTGCCAAAGCACTTCACCGTCCTTCTTTCAAAATCGGCGTGCAAGGTCAACACAATATGACTTCAAATGCTAAACAAGCTGTTTCGATGCAAGAAAAGATCGTAACTGACGTTATGTCCAAATGGGCAGACGAGGAAGCTCGTGGCGGCAAAGATATCCTAGCTCAATTGGGCATTCAAGGTATCACCAGGAAGGACTAAGCCATGAACGGGATCTCCAGTTCTGGCAAGGAAAACATTGGCGCTATCGTCGAGAATATGTTCGATAATATCGCCTTGCAGTTCCTAGGTAATCTACCCAGATTCAAAAACAAGAAGACGATGGCTTTTAGTACGTCTCCCAATATGGGTCTTTCGCACCTATTCGTTCAAGCCATGGAAAATCGCGTTCCCAACTCTATTGAGCAGGACGCATTGAAAGGTCTTCTGTCTAGCGCTGATGGCTATATTGAATCGGTTAAGAATTCGACAAAATCAAATTTAATTGAACGTCTTGATGGTTTGACCAAAGAAGCTAGTCTTCTGGGCCAAAGGGTGTCTGAATCGGCAGTTCAAGCTGCTATCACGGAGGAAATGCACAAGGCTAGATTTAAACTTTTAGCCATTGTGGAATCTGAGGCTACCAAGCTGAGAAATATTGGCACCTTAATGAGTATAACTCGAATGGCAGCTAGTGTTGGTGACAGTGACCCAACCGTTTTCTTCATCGTCGTTAAGGATAATTCTGTTTGCAAGGAGTGTCTTAGACTCCATTTGATGCCTGACGGTACTACGCCTAGGCTTTACAAGTTTAGTGAACTTAAGCAGGGCTACCATAAACGCGGTGAGAATATGCCTTCGGCATTCGGATTGCATCCTCATTGTCGTTGTACCTTGAGCTATCTAACTCGTGGATTTACATTTGATAAGAACGGCAAACTCGATTACGAATCTGATGGATTCGATCTCTACTCACAACAAAGAAAATAGCCACTGGTTTAACGATACGGTTTTCAGCCAGATTTATCCCGCAGGCTTCTAGCGATCTCAGATCTAGGGGGCTACCATTTACCCTTCTATGCCCAGATCTATAAGATTACTCTTATTCGTCGTCCAAGTCAATGGGTTTCTCAGATAGCATATATTCGTCTTTAACCATGCCCATTTCCTGCATAGCTTGAAAGCAGGCTTTCCAGGTCTCAATGAACAGGGCATTTTCCATACCAGCCGACTCGTGGCCAGTAATAATGGAAGCAAAATCTCTAGCTGCTTTATTTAACGCAGTGGGTAAAATACCGTCAGGACAGTCAGTTTTGTAGGGTACAATTTTATTCGCCATTTGTGGTATCCCAGAGTAAGGAACTTTTAAGGTGTCTACGTATCGTATCGGTAGTGTCGTATTCTAGCTGAAGAGTATCAATTTCTTTAAAATTTCCCCATTTGATCGCTTTCTGAATCTTTTCAGACAAGACCAACAAACGACCGTCCAGTGAAGACATCATTTGTCTTTGACATGCCCACCATCCTTCGCTGGGTTTTGTAAGCTTGTCTTTTTTCACACATCTCCTGGTACATACCCACATTGGGGGACCATCGCCTAAATCAACCAACTCACAATTGTCGCATTTAACTCTAGGCAAGGGCTATTCTTCTCCGCTAGACACTTTTCCTGTTACTGTAGTAAATCTGGTAGCCTTATTCATACGCAGGTTGAGATCCATACCCTTGAAGGTCTGTAAACGAACGAATACGTGAGTAGGTGTTATGGTTACTCCTACTACTTTGAGTGGAATGTCTTCCATTCTAGAAGACGACATGTTCCGACCAGCATTTTTGGAATAATTGTCGTTTGGATGAACGAATGTAACGCCTACACGCAAAACGTGCATCAGGAATTGATTGGTAGGATGAGTTTTCACGAAATCTGTAGCTAATGATTCAACTACTTCAGGAGTTGGAGCTTGTACTGCTACCGTGCGGCTTTGGTAAAGCTTTTGAAGACGAGCAGACGCCCTTTTAGGTAACGGATTTTGAAAATGTAAAAACTTGATCATTTGTAGTTCCTTATAGGGTTGTCTTGATGGTAACAGATGCGGTAGCCAATTTCAAGGCCTTTTCTAGTTCTTCGGATGCAGCACATTCATAAACATATATTTGATTTTGTTTTAGCGCTCCAGCGTCTTCCTCTACTATTACTTTATCTCCGATTTTTAAGTCGTTATCATATTTGTCTTTCATTTTCTTTCTTCTTGTTTTATGGGCTCTTAGTTATTTTATCAATCGCAATTTTGGCTTTGAGGGTTCACTCATAATACGTTTGAATTTCTCAACGTAGGTTTCTCCAGGTCTATTCGGCTCTTCTCGTATTCTTTGGAGACGCCTCAAGGTATCCTGCGAATCTTCGCTGACTTTCAGCATGTTCCCTCGCTTCTCGGGCGCTTAGTTATCGCGGGTTACTTCAGTTCAGTTTTGTTCACAAACGCAGGTAACACTTCCACCATTGATAGATGATACGCAGATAGGCTTTTCTTTATAAAGACTATTGCATAACGATTTACAGGCTTGAAAGTATTCTGGAAACACTTCTTTGGAATCGTCGTTTTTAGGACAAGTTGTAAAGCTGTCTGAGACCTGATTTAGGCCTATTAAAAGGCCATCCTTGTGGCCCATTCGATAGAATCCCCAAAAGCCGATCCAGACGGTGATAATGCCCAAGGCAATAAGAAAACGGTTCATTTTTACTCCAATCTAAAATCAACTACTTAGCCCTAAAGCTTTTGTATATAAGGCCTAGTTCAAACTTCTCTTAGGACCATAAAATTCGAGCCCAAATACTCTAAAACCAGTCTGAACTGTCATAAAATGCCAATTGTAGTGTTTCCACGTCCACCATAGCCATGGTCCAAGTGCTTTGTTGGTTATGTATTTTCTAGGAATGTAGGTCATATAGTTCCTTTATTCGTAGTCTCTGATGGCAATACCCACTGGGAATCTAGGGACACATTCTTTACCTGTAAGTCCTTGATATTTAACTGTGAGACGCTTACCATGCCATAGACTGTGGTCCCTAAAGTAATCAGCCAGTTTTCCCGTGTCCCCTGACATTTTTGCAAGGAAAGTTTTTCCATCTTTTGTTTTGCAAATAAACGCTCCCACGTGGCCAGCAAGCTTTCCTCGTCCTTCGTCAATTCCGGTAATTTCGAATTCGGCATCATCAAATTCCTTAACTTTCTGTAGGTCGTATGAACGTTTGCTTACATATTTGGCTGACATATTTCGTAGCATTGCGCCTTCGTAGCCCATTTCACGGTACTTATCGAATAATTCCGCTACCTTATCTTCTTCCTTTACAATGCGCGTCTGCACTTTCTTGATTGAAAAGAATTCAAAGCTTGCAAACAATCGTTCGATTAAAGAAACACGCTCATCGTTAGTTCCATCGTTTATCAAATCGTATACATGGTATTGAACGTCCATGTAATTATCGCCAGGTACTTCTTTTCGTACTTGAGAAACGATATGCTCAAAATTGGACTTAAAATCGTGGTTATACAGTTCGCCATCCAATACGATGTCCCGTGT